CCTGATATCGTTGTGGTGGCAGCGCCATCATAGGTGAGGCCGCTATCCACATAAAACGCATCTTCCTGTTCGTCTCCGTCTTCGTACTCTGCTTGTAGGTACTCAACATACCGCTTTGTGGCTCCGTTAATTGTTCTTTTAACAATGAGCCATAAATCATCTCTGTCATTGTTAGGCGATGGCACTGTTACTATAGATTCAACTATACCGCTGCCTCCTATCGGGTGTCTATGCCATCCGCCAAAAGGCGGGTCTGTGTACTGCTCCTTGTTGAAGGTAAAGCCCACAAGTAACCCATCACTACGCACAACCCAAATAACCGAGTTCGGCTCTTTTTGATATGCAAGCCCGGTAATAGACATGCCTTTTGGGATCAAGTGAGAAGCTAGAACGGACATATCTAATGACTTGTAGCCGTCCTGCAAAACGTCATAACTGACTTCCCGCAGTTTTCGGCCTGAACGCTGCGCAAATAAAATGGACTCGCCAACTCTGACCGGCTCAACACTGCGAGAACCAAATTCAGACGTTTTCGTTACCTTGATATTTGATGGGCTAAACGGCTCTGAGTTTGTTTGTTCTATAACCGTATGCTCTCCGCCAGCAGTGCCGATTACCAGTGCATCAGCAGGCGTAATAAATTGAATCTGATTTGATTGATCTGACTCAATGCTAATCGTTATAGAGGCATCATCTGTGTAATTGCCGCCCCTGTCTCTATCTCTAAAATTCTCATAATCGCCTGCAACAGAAAACCAAACCTCCCGATCTGATGCACGCGCAAATACTAGCCTGTTTCTAAAAAAAGTAACGTGCGATGGATAACCATTGACGCTTCCCCAAGCCCCGAATGCCCACCGAGTTGTTGCATTCCCAGACGACACGGTTTGCTCTGGCAGTTGCGATAAAACAGTGGCTGTAACAGTCGTTCCATTTGAATAAGCGGTAATCTGCACCCATCCATATCCAGGGTCTTGAAATTCCCACTGCACACCTGGTCCGCCATCGTACTCAGCGCCTGATGTATGTGTTGGCTGATTGCTGCCTGTGGTGGCTGTGTTCAGCGCCTTGTATGTCTTGCCGTCTGACCGTCTAAGGTCATTCGTGTTAATAGATGCGCCTACCGCCCATTTGGCAATAGCATTTACCTTTTTTTGTTCTAAATAAAAAAGCCGCCCAACATCTGAAGCGGCAAAAATCGACGACGACGCTGTGAGCGTCACAGAACCAGTTTGCGCTGATGCGTAAACCGTTATTGTTTCGTCAGGGTCATATTCTTCAAATGGCCCGCCCTCTGGCGTTAACGCCTCCAAAGTCCACGTAGTCGCGCCATATCGGGACAACTTCCTTGGCTCGAACTCCGGGTGCGCAATGTAAAGTATGTCGCCAGACTGCACTGTACGCAATGAAAACGTTCCATCTGATGTAATGAGATCAGCAACACCCCAAGGTGATGGAATCTCATATTCGCCAGTCGTTGGCAATGCGTACCAGTATGCAGCGTCGCCTGCGAATGTGCCGCCAGATGTATGGGCGATTTTGCAGTAATACTTAAGGCCGCCGCTTGTTACAACATCCCCGACCGCGTACACCGTACTTGTAGCCCAAGCGGACCCAGCGGGCGACGCAAGCACCCCGTTGTCTGTGTAAAACCTAATATATTCGTCGCCAAACTCAAGCACATAAGACTGTTGGGTGTTGAACTCAAACTTACCTAACCACGTTCTATGCGCCGACTCTTTGACCTCTGCAACAAACCTTGTACCGCCACGCCTACGGGCAGGGCCTTGCACCAAAGGGATGAAATTTTCCATTCGGCTGCACGCGGAAGCGTATTTGCCAATATCGACACGGCCAGCCGCTTCCGGGCTAAGCTCGCCAGCATTAAAGGACGTTTGAATTGGGCTCGCCTTTGGCATTTACAGCCTCGACATTATCCAAGAATCGTCAGGCATCGACTCTGGCGGGTTTTCTAAAGCGTCTGACCTTGATGCAAAAATGATCGCTTGTTTGTACTCATCCCATGCAAGCTGTCTTTTTGTTGTTGAGTCTGTTAAACGTTCACAAATTTCTATAGCAATTCGGCAAGCAAATACCTCCGTAAATGCGCTGTCCCACAGCCCGGTGTTCTCAACCCTAGAGACATATTTAATTTTTAAAGGCGCTGACTTGTTTGTGAGAATCTTCCCGCCCTCTATTTGATACTCCGCATCCGAGTAAACCCTAAAATCAGTCAGAGACAAACCAGGGAAATACTCATCTGCCTGTATTACTTTTAGACAGTCAGACGGTAATTGATATTGATAGTTGAACCCCCATGCCGGAGCGCTAACAAGTGCTGGCAATGAAGCGCGTGCAATCGAAAAATTCCAGTTTCTAATGCGTAGCTCATTGTCCCGCATCGCATCCCATGACGATGAAATGACACGGGCACGCTCTGTGTTGTCATCAAGTGATGTGATCCTTGAATCGCCAATTTTAGTGAGCGCCCTGTTAGCTATTTCTACTTTGCTTGCCATCGCTTATCACCCAAATCTATTTAACACTTGGCTGAATTCGTTTTTGTCCGGCATTAATCTCCGGGAAAAAAACACCATCCCTTCATCGTTCAAAAAATCAACATCTAGATGTTCAGGGGTTACCTTTAATACAGCCACAGCATGCGGCCCAATTTTGTCGCCAACACCATTAGAGTTGTACCCTAACCATTTATACCTTGTGTTACCAAGATAGCCATTAGGTATAGCCGTATGATTATTCTGGGTAACCTGCCCACTGCGAACCACGGGGATGCCATATTCACCGTAGAACGGTGCATGTATGTCCCCGGCAATCATCAAGCACCCGGTGATTGAGTTATTGGTAATGTGGTCAATTATTGTTTGGTGATCGGTACTCACCGATGCAGAATACTCAGCAATCCCTTCACCAGTGCATATGATTTTCCACTTACTTGTGGATGCCGATAACCGACTCGTCATCCATGTTACCTGTGTTGCGCCGTAATCTACCCCGAGCACTCTGTCTTTGTGATTGTTCGCATCTAAGCAAAAAATGTGCGCATCGCCAATGATAAAGTCAAAATAGAATTGCTCATCATCTGCGCGCGATGAGTCATTGTTTGCATCTGTATTTAATGGCGTTCCTTTATAGTATTCCCAAAATACCTCTTTATGAACATCGTAAACGGCTTCAGCTTGTGCCTGTGTTGACGCCCAAGTTATGTAAGCATTGGCCGCCGCCGTCGTATGATTAATGTCCCAATTATCGCCAGTCTGCATATCGTGATCAGACACGAGCGGATACGTTGGGAGGCTTTCAATTGCCCGCTTAGTTGCGTACTCTTTGAATCTTGATCGATACATAGCACGCAGGCCATTTCTTGCTGCGTCTGTATCATCTGGGTCCGCCTGCATGATGGCGCTTATATTTTTTATGCTTTCGCCATTTATAGATGTTGTCGTTGTACTGGTGTCGCCATCTGAATAGATATTGTCCCCACCCATGAAGAACGCAGCAATATCATTGTGCTTATTCAGTGCGTGCTCAATAGCAAAAGCCGCTTTGATCGGATGCCAGCAATAAGCCCACAATATCGAGAAACTATCGCCATTCTTCGGCATTGTCTTGAATGAACCGCTATGGATGACATCTTCATCAACAGCTAATTCAAATGAATACTGTGTGTTCGCCTTAAGTCCTGTGGCCGTGACAGTCCCGGTGCCGTCTGATACAAGCGTGTCAATCGTTGTTCCAGAGAACGTTTGCCCGTTGACTGATAGCGTTAGTAAACCGCCAGATGTATGCCTAGCCCAAACGGTTACGCTATCCTCTGTTGCATGTCCGATGCGGTACATAGCATCAGTCCAGAATAGGCCATTCGCCTTGCCTATGATATTCAGAGATAACTGAGTGTATTTCTGCTGGCGTCATGTTGTTTGATGGCCGCCATATGAAAAGGTCGCGCACTCTCGATTGCGACGGAGTGCCAGCCGATCCAAATTTATTACTTAAGCTTAATGCCGCGTTGTAATCTGCGCCTATACACATGCCAGACAATCCATTGGGGCGCGCAATTGCATTTGTCTGGCTCACGGCATCCGCGTCCCTCATGACACCATTTAAATACATATATTGGATGGCGTCTTTAAAGTTGACAAACCCGGCCACCATCGCAGATGTTGATGTTCCGATATTTGTAGAGTAACTAAACGTATTGCCGCCATTGCCTTGGCTGGCCATCCGAGTTGCCATCTCAACATTGGTGCCACTTGTTGAGATAGCCAAGCCTAAATGCCCATTTGTGCCTGCCGAATTAACGCGCTGCCCTATTGCCAATATCTGCTCATAAGCGGATGGCGTTGCTCCGATAGTCACTGTTGCGCCCATAACTACATAATTCGCATCAGTGAAATTGAGCATTTCAGGGACAGTTGGAATGTGCGCTGTGTTATTGCCGCTTGAATGCGACGTTAGGCCATCAAGTGGGTTGCCCCAAATGTTGGTGGTTGTGCCAAGGATAAGCTGCGGGCTTAGGTTTCCGCATCGGTCATGTAGAACATCAAAATTTACACTGCCGCCACTAGTCCATGTGGCCATCGCGCCGCTGTCTACATCTAATGAAATCGACGAAGCACCTTTATCAATAACCTTGTAAAAATTCCCGTTTAATCCTGTCGGACCATTAAGACCAGAGATATATACATACTGACCAATAATCCCAGTATGCGAAGAAGAAAGAACTATATTTGTTGGGTAGCCAATCGTTAATAATGACACGCCAATACTGCCAGCCTGACCGCCAACAAACGGAATAAAAATTAAGTCTGATCTATTGTTAAATGCGTTGTTCCTAGGTGTGATCGCTACTTTTGCAGATGCATTACGCATAGCTGTACCCTTCAACAGAGATCGTCACATAGTTCGTGCCGTAAACAGGCGTGACAGAAATACGTACTCGCTTTACAGAATCCGAACTATCAAACGTAAAGATGGCCATGTTCGCAAGCCAGTCTGCGCCGTCAGCCTCAGTATTTGCAACAATGTACGCGTTGCCCGTGTAGTTTGCTGGCGCTGCGGTTGTTGGGCCGCCGCTTGTATTTCCTACAGCAATCAAATACACATTGTTAATTGCTGTATCGCTTACTATCTCTACAGAGCTATCGGTATTTATTAGCACCGTATCAGGATACCCATCCATCAATCGGCCTGCGCCTGTTACGTCATCACCAGGGTTAACCGTAGCTAAAACCCAATACGGTATTAGGCTCGCAGTTCCTACGCCGTCTACCTGAATTTTAGGTGTTGGCGTGCCTAGAATTGTTGGTGTGACCATCGGTCGATAATCAGCCGACAAACTAGAAACGGCTACATGCGCAGCGCCATCAATGCTGCGCTGTAGCTCCGTTGTTTCCGATCCAGTGCCAGCGGTAGAGCCAACAATTAGCCTAGCCATTTATTACCCCTACGCAATCGGACTTGTTTCAACTGTTTCTAGATAAGCAAGAATTGCCCGGACACCAATCAAGACGGCCATCTTGTCCGAATAAATGCTGTCACTCACACGAAGCTCAACAGCTTCGCTAGACGTACTTGAACCCTCCGTTACGTCTTTTGGTAACTGATCACCAAGCGCAACAGAGTAAAAACGATCTGCCATAAATACCCCCTATGAAGAAAGGGCCGCCGAAGCGGCCCCCCCCCTAAACACCGTTAAATAACGTACCGAACCTTCAACACCTGCGTGGTGTCTGCACCGTTAAAAGTGGTGCTGACTTGCGCAACGATGTCGTACTCAATGCCAGGATCGGCAGAAAGCCCGAGCACAGACCACAGCGGCAAGGCAGACTCAGCGTAGGTGTACTCGCCAGACTCGAAGGTTTGATCGCTATTGTTAAACGGCCCGCCAGTTAGAGCTAGAGCACTAGCAAACAGATCAGCGTCCACAACAGCGCCGCCGTTATTAGCGGTTTGCCATACGCCAATGTTTACAGCGCCAGCCGTAGTTGCATCGCCAGTGCTAAGCAGCACCTCAGATACGCGCGCGTTAGAAGGCACGCGTACAAAGCGGATCGTGTCGCCGGACGCTTGAGAAGCAGAAACCGTAGCGACGCCAACAGCTTCTTTCAGTTCACCCTTAGAAACTGAAGCATTCGTCAGCACCGGCGGGGTAGCAACCGCGTTAGTGATCCATGTTGAATTTACATTTGCCATTGTTTTCCCCTATTAAGCGCGATAAGACTCGATGGCATACACTTTGTCTTCTTCAAGACGTGTAGCGCCAGCAGTCATGATTGTGTAAAGCTGCCATGGGCGGCCTTGCAAATCGGCGCGCTGATCGACAGAGTTCTCAATGTCGTTCCAAATCCCCAAGTGCATGCCAGACTTGACCCAAACAGGTAGCGTGACCTCATTTGTTCCGGCCAATGCAGACTCAATCAGTTCACAGTGGATGAACTTAAATCCAAGGAACGAATCAATCTTTCCATCTTTGAGAACTGCCCCATTGCCGTTGAAGTCAGAGCTAATGACTTGGATTTCATTTAGTAAAGCCGCATGATCAGCAGCGGTAATACCGATGTAAGCATCTTCCATATCGAAGTCAATATAGTTAGCCATCATCAATTCTTTTACTGCTTTAATCTTCGCGACATTGAGTTTTGAGTTGGCGCCGCCGACTGCAACATCAACCTCATTGCCAGCGGTAAACGAGGTGCTAGTCGATCCGGTTTCGCCGGTCTTCGCAGTGCCGGTAAACGCAGCGGTGATCAGACGGTCAAACTGGCGGCCAGCGGCCATCACGGCGTTTTGAACGTAGCTTGACTTGGGATCTGTGATCAACCGCAACTTGTCGAACGAGTCAATCAGTTGTGGCAGGTCAAAGTCGCTCGGGTAAACCCACCGACGATCCGTAGGCGCATCCACGCGTGACATTGCGGCAAAGCGC